TTAAAGGTATACTAAATAAAATAGTCAGCCATTCGTCTTTCCATGAATGCTGACTTCCACGAGCCATCTCTAAATCCCAGTCGATTTCTCCAGTGGCTTTCTTTTGCATAACGATAGCTTCAGCTTCTGCCTTTGCTACCTTAGTCTTGGCTTGGGCTTTCTTTTCTTCGACCTTACCGTTTAACCAAGTTCCGGCTAGGTCTGCTATTGGGCCAACAAGTAGGTTTAGCATTTCCACCTCTTTCGTGCTTGACGCAACCGACTATTAGGGTTCTTTGCTGCTTTTGGGAACTTCTTCATCTGTCCGGCAGAACGTGCACAGAAAGACTTGCGACGCTTGGCATCTTTGCTTCCCGGCTTAACTTTTCCCGTAACAGCAGTCTTTAGTTTGCTACCGGGGTTCTTTTTGCGATAGGCAGCAACCCCAGCCTTAGTCATTCCCGCACCAGACTTTGTAGGGCGGAAGTTCTTCTTGTTACGGGCTGGCATCTTGTCAGGCTTTCTTGGTGCCACTTTTCTTCCTTTTCTTACCTGATGCAGTGACAGACCACTTTACTTTGCGGGGACCTGTCTTCTTAGCTGCTTCTTTTTTAGTAATTCGGCTGGCGACTTTAGCTGGTCTACAAGCTGGATAGGGACGTTTCTTTTTCTCTGAACCAGACCGACCACATTTCTTGCCAGTCTTTACATCCCGCCAATCTTCCTTGAACCACTTAGTTAAACCACCTTTTGGTTTTGCCATTAATATGTACCACCACGCTTCTTGTAAGTCTTTACCAACCAAGCGTTTGCGTATGCACTTGGATACACATCAAACTTACGTTTAGCCTCCGCCTTTACCTTTGCATACAAAGACGGATTCTTTGGCTTCGGACTTCCGCTTGATTTCTTTTTAGGTGTGGTCTTTTTTCTAGGTGCCATGATTAAGCCTTTACTAATTTGTATCCTTTTTTCTTAGCTGCAGCACGAATAGAAGCAATAGTCATTGCCCCACCTTTTGCTGAACCTTTAGCTTTACCGCCTTTTGCGTAACCCTTCGACTTCATCTTGCCGCCTTTAGCCATGCCTTTAGCTTTCATACGACCACCACGAGCCATACCCTTACTTTTCATCATCTTCTTCATTATCGCTCTCCGCATATAAGTTATCAAATACCCGTGCTGTATCTTCTACATAGTTTGGGTCTTGTTTAGAATGGTGAACCCACTGACTAGGAGTGAAGTCCGGTGGGCCATCGCCCGTTACAAACCAAGCAGGGTTTGTTACCCTTACTCTGTTATTGGGCAGTGCAACTATGTTACCTGTCCACTCACCAGCATCCATCAGTTCTAGCACGTGGCTTTGTTTGTGTTGGGCTGGGTCGTCTGCTACTTCAGTATCTGTGTAGTCGATTGTGAAGTAGTATTTTGCTGGAAAGAAGTTTCCATCTATCTTAGCTAACCACGGGCTGGGGGTCGCTCTATTCAAAACAAACACCGAATGATGATGTGATTGGCAATCCCACGGTTGAGCCAAATACGTTGGCATTGGTGTAGGCCACTCTTCAAAGGGTGTGTCGCCTACAAGGGCTGTCAGCGGCATTCTTGCCCACATTGCCCCACCGTGTACGTTTTCTTCTTCGTCACAGCCTGTAAATAAAACCTGAAAAGACAGGGTTTTCATAGGTAGCGTTGTTACCGCTATGACCATTGCATGAAGAAACTCCCCATGATATCGGTCAAAATTAGTTGTGTATTCTCTTCTTACCCAAGCTTTAAAGTAAGGTATATTACTTGTGATGTAATTCATGGTATATCTCCCGGCAGGTTTACACGCTTATATCACGTCGTTACCGGGGTGTCAAGGGGGCAAGTTGCCCTGCCCCCCGACAGTTATCTAGGCAAATGATGCCGCAGTTTCTGCAGTACCAAGTTCTGCAATAACAGCGAACACACGAACCTTACCATCGAATGTTGCTGTGTTAGCAATCAAATCAATGGTATCAGCGACAGTGTACAGCTTTGCTGTTCCTGCAGCATTGTTGATCTCGTGTCCTGTAGCAGTTCCTGACAAAGCAGCAACGTACAAGTCATCATCAGTATCGTCACCCAAGTCAAGCACAGGTGAACCAGTTGATGCAACGGTCAAAACTTCAACACCTGCCATAAGAACAAGTGTGTTAGCTTTCATTTCAAACACCTCAACGGAGTCTGAAGTAGTCAAGCTAGTTGAAGAAAAGTCCAGTACAACTTCAACAATTTGAGGCTTGATGCCAAGTGGAACACCGGCAACAGCACCAGTAACAGTATAAGTAGCCATTATCTAGTACCCCCTATGCAAAGTCGATAACGCCGCGAACGATGGCTTCTGGGCGTAATACTTTACGTCCGAATACATGCAATCCACGAATGATATCGCTAAAGGTTTCAGTTGAACGTACAACTTCAGTCTTCGCAATGTGCGAAGCAGTTGCAGTTGATGACATGTGACCTGCAAGAACAAGGTTCTCAGAAGCGTCAGTTGCCAAACCAGTCATAGTCACTTGGTCTATGCCGCCTGTTGAATTCAAGGCAGTTGACTTGTAGCAAGCAAAACCAGCAATGTTGCCCTGCATAACAAGACCGTTACGCAGAGGTGAAGTACCGTCGCCAGTTACCTGAACTTCAGCAAACTTTGCACCCGCACCAAACAAGTTCTCATAGAACGCTGGTGGAGCAACGAACCAACGATTTTCTTCAGGAACGCTCTGGTCGTCTAGAACACGTGCCATCAGAAGCATCAGATTGATGCCGTTATCTTTGGTTGTCTTCACGTTAATTGGAGCAGCGGCAGTACCCAAAGCTGTGTTTGTGGTAGTCAAGCCCCCTGTCAAAGAAGCGTCGTCGGCACCAGCAAGACCTGCACCATCGGAGATAGCTTGCAGGACGTTGGCGTCGTATTTACGCTTCAGCGAAAAGGCACCTGATGAAGTTGCCAATGCTTCAAAGTTTACATGAGACTGACGCTCTTCAATGTCGTCAATTTTAAAACCAAAAGCATTCGCTTGATCGACAGACATGGTAATCTGGTCGTCAGCCAAGTCTTGTGGGTTAACTACTGAACCACGCGCATATGAAGAAACCGTAATTGTTGGTTCCTTAATGATGCGAACAGTGTCGCCAAAATTCTCAATTTCGCCAGCGTAGTCGGTATTTGTAATATCTTCAGCAACCGAAGCGCGACGGAAAAACTTGAGAACTTTTTGGCTAAAGATTTCCGGTGTAAAGTTACCGGAAGGCAGGTTATTATGACCTGAAGCCGAATTAAAAGCCATTTGCTTTTCCTTCCTTCATTTTTGAGGTTTAAGATTGATAGTCGATTCGCCCTTCAGCCCGTGCAGCGTCCAATTCAGCTTCGTGCTTTTCGAACTCCCACGGTTTCATCTTGGCGATTTGTGAAGCTTTCCAGATCTTCCCCCCGCTATCTTTCGTAGCGATTTCTTTGGGTGCTTGGCGAGTTACAGCGGCTGCTGCATCCCCTTGCTTAGATCTAGTCTGTTTCGGTTTTGTGCTGATGTTTTTATCAGCCTTGTAGAGATCAACAACACGTGCAGCCAAACGAGCGTTAGTGCTATTTTTGTAGATCCCGTCACTTAGTGATTCTGGCTGTTCATCCAACCATTCAAGAAATGCCTCATCTGATTTTAGCTGATCAAAGTCCGGGTGGAGTTGGAGAAGTTCAGCGTAGGCTTTTTGCTTTTCCATTTCCTTTTCGCGTTCTTTGATTACGCCAATCTCATTTTGCAATTCAGACAGTTGTGCCTGTGCTTGCATAGCAGAAACCGACTGGACGACTTCAAATATTTCAGGATAGTTGTCCTTGAATTGCTGCAGTTCTTCCATTGTCTTTGGCATCGGAATACCTTGTGGCATTTCAACATCACTGGAACGTACTGCAGATTTAAGTTCGCCTATTTCCTGTTTGAACTCGTTGACCTTTTCGTCGTAGTGACGTTTTAGGTCGTCGTAGCGTTTCTTGTAATCGTGTGATTCTTCCGGCTCTTTCTTTGCTGCTGCAAAGCTTTCTCCGGCTTCGCCTTCTTGCTGAGTAGCCGAAACTTCTTCGGGGTCAGCATCACTTTGGGCTTCTACCTCATTTTCTTCATCTTCGTAGACCTCTTCACGGTACTTTCCTTTGTAAAGCTGGTCGTTGTTGATGGTTCCGAATGAGTCGTTTGCTTTGTTGGCACGGTGGCCTCTTGCTTTTGCCATTGTATTTACCTCATCTGCGGGGCCACATGGCTGTGGGTAGCCGCTCCGGTTGTGCTGGGGCCGCATCGTTGCGGGTAGCCAGCGAATCTTCTACAGACCTAAAAGTCCCATTGCTTTAGTAAAGAAGCCTTCTACTTCTTTGGACTTGGTTCTAGGTGGAACCTTGCGGTCTTTTAGAACTTCTTCTGCTACAGATTGGTACGCAGCAATTTGTTTGTTTGCGCTAGGGGACATGTACATGTGTCTCTGCCTGACTTCTGCGTCTTTTTCTTTCATTTCTTTTGGTATTGAGGGCTTTACTTTTCTAGCTTGAAGTCTGTTTGCGTAATCTTGAGCATCAAACAAGGATTCTTCACGAGATAGTTCAGGCAATGCTGTCTTATACTTCTTGCTTATGTGACGCATTGCATGATGGCGTAACTCGTGCAGCAGTGTTATAGTTGCATCGTACCTGCCGTAGTTTACGTTTTCACCAGCAAAGTAATGAACTCCAGCTACTTTTCTATTTTGTTTAGTTACGCCCTGTTTTTCGGCAAAACCTTCAAACGCTCTAGATATACGTTTGGGATCTCTTCGTTCACCTTTTGGTGTATAAACACCTGCGACTCCAACTGATACTTTTCTATTGCTAGGAAGCACAACAGCTTTAATATCCAAGTCACCCTTTTCATACAGGTTCCAACCCAATCTAGCTAAAGGGTCTGTCTGTATGAATTCTTCCATGTCGGCTCGTAGTTCTACATCACCTAAAGCCGCTTGGTCTACTTTCTTCGGCTTAGACTTTGGGAGAACCATGTCACCCTTTGCGTACTTTTTTCTATCGATGAAGCCACCCCCTGCGGCCTTTTGCCGACGGGCAATTTCTTTCTTTCCACGATTGTTAATCTTGTTCAGCCTGTCGTAGCCAATGATCTTTGCAATGTGGGGTGGAATGATAACCTCGCCCTTTGATACGGCGATTTGTACTTCTTGACTAACGCCTGACTGTCCTGTGTCCCCTACCTTTTTGTAGGCATTCCGAACCATCTTTTCAATGTCGTCCCGCCCTGCAAAGTCGGCTGCAGCGGCGTTGATTACAAAGCTGCCTTCCTGTACGTCGCGGGGCTGGTCGTCTGCTACGCTAACCTTGTCAGGCTGGGTCTGATTGCCGCCGACGAACTCTGGACGCTCTGCAAAGCCAGCTTCGCCACCAGCTTGGTAACCGACGCGACCACCAGAAGCCCATGCACGACCCCCCGTGCTGTCGGTATCAGAAGGGCCGCTAGAGGTTCCACTACTGTCGCCACTACTTTTTCCAGTATCGCTTGGATCGCCTCGTGTATCTTGCCCTGCACCAGAGCCACTGCTGCTGCTACTATCAGACTTATTATCCTCCTTGCCCCTGTCTCTATTTGCCTGATCCGCATCCGCGTCTTCCATACGGTTTGAGCCTATATCTAGTCCACCTTCTTTATTTCTTGTACCTCTATTATCGTCAAACCTACCTGAATCAATATTGCTGTAATCTTCTCTGCCAGTTGCTGCATCTCTATAAGTTTGTTGTGACTTCTTTGCTGATGCAAGATCCCTGACTAAATCTTGATAGGTCTTTGATCCGGGAGTTACGTGCGTTCCTTTAGTAAATGACCAGCTAGTCTTTACTTGATTTCTAAGGCCCATGATTTCTGCTTTAGTAATTGCAGAAGCCCCCGTCAAACCAAAGTTTTGATTTACTGCGTCTGTGTACGCTTGAGTTTGTTTAGCAATAGTACCTGTAGATGTATTACCCGCCAAGTCCATCCACGAACCCGTTTCGGTAAATCCGCCCTTACTTCCAACAAGACCTTCATAGCTAACTACATCTTCTGTTCCTGTAACATCCTCTATCATCTTACCAGCCGAATCGAATTTTTCAATTTGCAAAGTACCGCGAACAAAACCGCGTTGCATGGCTTCTTGATATGCAGTTAGTTCTTGAGAGTTGCCTACGAGAGTGCCACGATACATTTTGCTCCCCGGATCACGAAAAGACATCAGGCCCCCGACTTCCATAAAAGCACCACCACCCATAGCCTTTATCTGTGCAGCAGTCCGCTGTGCTTGAGCCATGTTTAATGCACCGCCTATATTAGCAGCAATACTTATTCCCGCACCCATTGGCCCCATAGGCATTGAAGCTGCAGGGGGTATTCCCATTGCACTGGTTGCTCCTGTCGGGCTAGTAAGAGTTGGAGCTTTACCCAAAGCCTCTATGGGGCTTGATACACTTGAAAGGGCTTGTCCTTGAATTGCACTTAGGTTGTCTACAAAGTTACTAAAAAAGTCACCTACCAAATCCGCTTTTTGTTTTGGAGTTTGTCCTTTAGTACCGCCTCTATATGGGCCTTCAACTACACCCTTTTTTTCATCGTAGCTAAACGATTGTGGATTCAACTCTGATGCGCTGTATAGTTTAGTAGTATCTAAACCAGAGGTTAACTGTCTTGAAATTTCACTGTCAATTTGTTGCTTGTCATTTCCATCCCCACCAATCGGCTTGAAGATATTTGGCCCTGTATCTTCTTTTACTTCTTCCTCTGATTTATCTTCGTCCATCACGGTACTTTGAATACCCGTACCTAAAGTCTGTGTGTAGAAATCGACACCGCCAGTTAGATACTGTTGTTCACTAATACTTTCTGGGTTGAAAAAAGACGTGTAGTTTGTGCCACCCGACATATCAAGAGTCGGTTGTGCGCCTATATCTAATCTTGGTAAACCGATGGTTGGGTCAGTTGCCATTCTTAATCACCTTTTCGTGGTCATCCTTCAATCTCAGGAGCGTTTCCAGTAAAGCCAGCTTCCCCTGCACTTGGCGCAGTTCCGACTCCGATTGTGCCATTACCACTCCCCGAACCATCAGTTCCCTCAACTCCCCCAGATACTCCACCAGCAGGGGCCATTCCTTGCTGTTGACCACCGGGGCCAGCTTCGCTGCTTGCTGCTTGTTGAGCATTTTGCATCATTCCTTGTAACATCTGAGCGTAAATTTGGGCTTCGTTCTGGTCGTTGACTAGGCTATCTGGATCGATGTCCTGTGAGATTGCCAATTCTTTCATTAGGTTTGGTATCTTAATAAACGGTGCCAGCATTGGGTTGGCAACAGTTTGAAGAAGGGCTGTGAGGCGTTGGCTGCGTACTTCCTTTTGCATAACAGCCGCTACACCGCGTGGCTTGATTTCCAAGTCGCCTTCAATGTCTTCCGCCTTGTCGTTAAATTGCATGTTCCACTGAAAGTATGCTTCCCCGATAGGCTTCAAAAGGTAGTCGTCGATGTTTTTGATTACGGTCTTCATCGATAGACCTGCAGAACCCATCAACATAGATAGTCCTGATGCTGTACGTCCAGTTCCGGTTACACCAGTCTGTCCGTGCATAATTGACGGGATACCCGTTTCTTCATCCGCAAGCTGTCGGCTGATCTGATACATTTGAATGTTTTCAGGTGCCGTGTTCGGAAACTTTAGGCCGTTGATAGCTGTGCCCGATACTCCCGACTGACGACGGAAAATCTTGCCGGGAAAAATATCCATATTCTGTCCGGGGACCAAGCTTGCCTCATCCACGTCAAACACTAGGTTACCAGCAAGGGCTAGGTTGTCGATTGCCATTCGAACGTGACCATTCATCAGCATCTGAGCATCTTCCATGTTCTCAGCGACACCGACACCCCACAACTGGTAGGGATTGATTTCGAATGGGAACGACTGAAATGGGATACGGGCTGGTGTGAAGGGATTCAAGACACAGCGAAGAATCTTTGTGCCGCATACCCACACGTTAACCTGTACCTGATCAAACTCGTTTAGGTCTTCTGCGCCTTCCATACCCGCTTCGTAGGCCATATACGAGTCTAGGGTGCCCCAATATTCTAAGACTTCGAAACGATTTTCTTGATAGTACGGCTCAGTTTCGTCTTCACGAATTGTATCTTCGTAATACTTGTCCTCGTAGTTTGGTCCTTTTGCAAGAGCCTCTTCGATAGCAAGACCATCGAAATGAGGACGCATAATCAAACTTCGAAGCTGTTGACGATTCATCCGGTGACGTTGAATTACGTATTCGCAATCGTCTAGGGATGTACCTGCCGGATCAGGGAAGAAATCCCATATAGAAACCGACTCGATACGGGGAACCACCTTCTCGTATGGCTCGTACGTACGATTACCGTCTTCGTCTTTTACCCACTTGTGGATTCGTTTATAAAAATTAAACGGTCCCTTGATAACGCCTGTACCTAACAAAGCAGATTCGAAGATTGCTTTACGGAATACATTGATGGCGTTGGTATCAAGAAGCTGGTCGTGGATGCACTTCTCCATCCGCCGCGCCTGTTCTTTTGCAGGTTCGACTTGCGGCTCACCAACTTTGGCTTTTCCGGGGACTAGAGCTTCACCGAACTGTTCACCATACGCACCCATACTAGGTGCTGTGGCTTCACGTGCCCCGGGTGGTAACTCCCGTCCGTCACCTTCGTATCCGTATGGATCTTGCTGTTGCTGATCCAATGGAGTCGCCATGTGAGCAAATTCAACGATACCTTCTGGCATCGGTGTAGACTCTACAACAAGCGGAAACTTCTTATTGGTAAATAAGATATCTACAATCTGTCCGTATGCAGCAAGAACTTTCGTTTTGGTAATCTTGATGAATACCTTCGAACGTTCTGTTTCACGATACTTGGTTGTAGAATCGTAGATGCCTCTGAAGTTTTTGTACGCCTGTAGCCAACGCTGTTCGTAGGAGTAGCGTCCGTTTTCTGCGTCTTCAAAACGAGAACGAACGTAACCTGCTAGACCCGGCATATCCCCTTCGGGATCAATTACGGGTACTGCAGCCTCATCGTCAGGTTGGAGATAATCGTCGGACATGTCGGTTCCTTAGTAGTCGCGTTCTTCTGCCATCTTCATTACTGAAGGATCAACAGCGGTTTTGGTCATCTTCTTAGGCATGTCTTCGGTGAGTACACCTTGCTTTGCCTTAGTGTCGAATTCCAAACCTTCGCGGTACAGCTTGTTTACGCCTTTTTGGTCGTCTACAGATTCCTTGTCAGAGCCTATAATGTAAGCTTCACCCATGTTGAGGTTCATGGTTCTCTCCTATTAGTTAGGGTTCATGGTTATGAAGTTGTCGTCTTCAACTTCAGGGGCAGGAATAAAATCCTGTCTTGCTTCAGGTTTTAATTGCATGCCTGAATCTTGTATAGCGATTGCTTCCATTCTGTCTTCTGGTCGCAGGGTGGCATCTCCCAACTCTGTGGGTGCCAGTGCCATTGGTACGGCTGCAGCAGGGCTAGCAGCGGCTCCTAAAGCTCGTGCCCCTACTTCTAAGCCTACATCTACGGCAGCTTGTGCTGGGTCACTTAAAACAGAGTAGACGCCCAGTCCAGATAGTGCTCCTACTGAAAGCTTTGACCAGTCAATCTTAAACCCAGCTTTTGACATAGCGTCTTTTGTTTCTGGAGATAAGTCTGCAAGACTCGTCGGTTCTGGTGCTTCAACAGGTTTTACTGGCTCTGGCATAGCGACTGCTGATGCTGGCTGGTCAAACATTCCGGGAATACCGTAGCTTGTCCCACGAATGGTTTGGGTTTCTGGATCGAAACGCTGGCTTACATCCGTACCCTCGACTTGATCGAACCAGTTACCAACGGACTGTGCGGCATCGCGTTCTGCAGGATAAAATGTTCCACGTGGACGGGGGAGATATCCTGATTTAGCAGTCTTTGATCTAGTCTCTGCACCCGACTTTAGACTACGACCTTGTAGGAAATCCATCATAGGGTCGGGCATCTGTGTTTCGTATGCTGCTATATTTGCCCACACGTTACGAATTAGGGCTGATCCGAACTTACCCTTTTTATCTTCTCCTGAATATGTAGGATCATCAGGTACAAGAGTGTTAAATTCTTTGTTTGTAATATTATCTTTTATAATAGGTGTAGATGTTTTAATTCTAGAAAGAACGTTAGTCATATCCGTCGTATTTACTTGACGATACTTTCCACCTTTTCCTTTAACCACAAATATAGGTGCGGCCTTACCGTCTTTAATTTTGCTTTCGATAAAAGCACGTACACCGACATCTTCTTGGTTTGCGGCTAATCTTTGCTGTAGACGGGCGTGAGCTTGTTCGTTTAAAGGAACGTCTTGCGGAATAGCTTGCCCACGAGCACCACCGACTTTTTGTGCGCCAGTTCGTTTATCAATATCTGGGGTAGACTTTGTTTGAGGGGTAATTTCAATAGTGCCACGATCTACCTTGTACTCTGCGCCTGTTAGACCAGCAATAGCACCCGGACGATAACCAGTCTGTAGGTTTACGTAAATTGCATCTGCAATAACAGCGTCATCTCCGCCAGCTTGACGAATAGCATCTAACTGCTGCATAAATTCAGACCAGCCCTGCTTGTTCTGTACAATAATTGCAATCTCAGTTTGTTTAGGCGCAGATATTCGTTCGCCAAAAATATTGAATGTTTGTGGGTCGTCAGCTTCTAGGCCGGGAAGCAGGTTCAATGCAGCAGAGTTAGGGTCTGCATTAAATATTTGTCTGTTTACATCTTTAGAGATTAGGCGAAGATCATCTTGAAGAGAGTTGGCTGCACCTTGACTTTTTGTTCCCTCTAACATCTTATCGATGGGGCGAACACCGCTTTCGTCAGGTGTGAATGCTTGAACAAGAGGCATATTTCCGTATTGTTTTAAGGCTCCCTTTTCACTGAACCGTGCAATCTTACCCGCACCACGAGCATTGTAAGCGTCGGCTGCTTCACGTAGGGTGATCTGTGTTGGGTCTTTTTTCTCAGCCATTAGTAACCGAATACTTCATCTTGAACCTTGTAGACGTGGTTCTTGATTGCGCCTAGTTGTTTGTGTATAGATGCGTAGCCGCTCATGCGTGTCATTACCATATAGCGGAGTGCGTCGTATGCGTGATCCTCTGCCTTTGTATCTACGTCTTCGCTATTCGTCTTTGATAGAGGTATTCCCGCAAGCTGCTTAATGGTATGCTGGCAGGTAGAAAATACTCGTAAGCGTGGTTCTTCTGTGTACGGATCATTGCCTAACCTTCTGTGGATTTCCATCTTACCTTGAATACGGTTACGGTCAGATGGTGTCCAGCGTACACCGACTCGCATCATTGTTTCTGCTATGGATGGGCCGAAACCTGTTTTGTTCCAGCACGAAGCATCTAAGACGGTATAGTGTGGTAGGGGGTCTAATTGTTCTGCTTCTATTATTTTATCAGCTAATTCTTCTGCTGTCAAGTGTTTTGCGTACAACTCACGATAGACCCAAATATTATTATCCCAATCAATAGCACCCCAAAGAACTGCAGACGGGGATGAATAGCCATAGTCCGCTGCTCTAATGCGAGGCCAATTGGTAGGTAGTTCGAAAGGTTCGACAACGTGTCTACTCCGTGAAAACTCTGGGAAGGCCGCTCCCTCTGCCACATCCCAATCCCCCTCTAGAAGTCTCTTCCGCTCAACTTCTGGGAGCGAACGCAACATGGCTTCGTATTGTCCGTCAGCCATGAGGTGGGGATTATCAGTCAACCGTGCGGGAACAAACTTGCGGTAGAACAGCGGCTGACCTGCCTTCTCGTGACCACTAGGCCACGTAAACGGCTTCATTGTATCTATGTCGTACGCAGGAAAAGCTACGTTTTCCGTGCGTGAGTCGATGTACATTTTCTTAACCCACCAGCCACCGACGCCGCCGGGGTTGGCTGTACAACGCATGTATAGATTCTTTTGAAGTTCAGGATCTGTGGAACGTAATCTAGAACGTAAGTAGTCCCAGACGTAAGGAGTTGGGTATTGGGTTATTTCGTCTATGCCTATCCAGTTAAACGCCTGACCCTGAAAACGGGTTACGTCCTTGTCTCTATCTAAGTAAGTAAACCAGATCGTAGCCCCCGATGGGAAATGCCACGTTGATTTTGATTCGCGGAACTTTGCTCCGGGGAACGCCTTAGTATATAGCTGGCGTGACTTGTCTATCAGTTCGGTTAGTTCGTCGAGTGTGCGTCTTAGAAGAAGACCCCGGTGATTAGAATTGTGGCAGTAACGCAAAGGATCGGCAAGTAGTGCGAAGCTTTTGCCGCCCCCTGCCGCTCCACCGTAAAGCACGTCTTGTTCACCTGCTGAAAGAAACTCTTCTTGAGGGCCGGGGTTAGCTTGGAAAACAACTTCAGAATCACCAACAAAGTCGGAAACGGATGGGGGTAAAACGGAGAGATCTCCCTCATCAATGACGTTTGTTCCTTTTCCAGCGACTCCCTTTTCAACTCTTCCAATTGTTTCTTCCAGCTTTCGGGCATAACTTCTTTGTGATTCCGCTTTCTTTGTAGCTTGTGTAGCTTTTTTCTTTGCAGCCCGTAAACGCTTCTGTGCCCCACGACGGGCACGTTCAGCGGTGGATAGCTGATAGGTTCGTTTCTTCTTTGGTGCGTCGGTTTCCGACAAGGTCACTTCTCCGCAGATTTTGCTGCAGGGCGTCCCTTAGAGTTTGGGTTGGCTTCGTTCCATTTTTTCATGCCAGCCTCAACCATTTCTTTGTCGTCACCGTAGACGCGAACGAGATGGTTGTACGCATCACGTCGGTTCATCGTTGTGTAATCTGTTACTGCGTCTTTTGCAGACTGATAAATGTTTCCGAAAAATTCCATAGCTTCTATGCCTTATAGTTTGCTTTGCGTCCGCGACAGGCTTTGCCGCCACCTGCCATAGCTTTTCTTTTTGGTTTCGCTGTACCACCATATGCCATTTTTTGTTTTTTTGGTGGGATGAGTTCGTTTTTTAACTCTACATATGACATATCAGGATTCCTGTCTATGAAACTTAAAATGCCCATTGCGTCATCTGGAGATAGGTCACGGCCTTTGAACATCTTATTCATTGTGCTGCCGTGCTTCTCGTATAAACGTTCAAACCTCATGTCCAAACCTTTTATACCAAAGACGTACTTATTTGACATGGGATTTTCAGACATCAACTATCCTTGTTTCCTTGAGCAGGTCTGCCACGAGACTCTTTTGGTGCAAACTTTCTGTTCGTTTGACTTTGTGCCTGTTTTTCTGTAATGCTCTTTTGTTTATTTACAGTTTTAATTTGACGTAAAGCTTCCTTACGGATATATTTATTTCGTGGACTTTCTTTACCTGTTGGAGCCAAACTAGGAGCATCAGATTGCGTTAGTCTTTTAATTTCTTTCTGGACAGCTTTTTCCAGTTTTGCTTTGTTATCTTTAGTAGGGAAGAAACCAGCATATGCCATAATTAATCCTATCCGTCTATGACGACTTCTTTCTTGGGCGGCAGCAGGACTACGCCGTGTACTGCGGTTACGTTGTGGTTGATTTGTTCCTGCTTTGCTACGCCGACACGGTTGAGTAGTGATTCGGCGGCTTTGAGGCGCAGGTCGTCACCTCTTTCCGGGGCGGGGTTATCTATCGTCTGAATCACACGGTTAGCTGCCTTCATTGCGTTGGTAGCTAGGATAGTTTTGGTGCGTTCGATGATCTCATCAGCAAGCGTTGACTTGAGCCACGCTGCAGATCCACGAGAATACCCTGCATCGATGGCAGCAGCAGTTACCTGACCACCGTTTTCAAACAGAAGTTCCAAGAACTGTTCCTGTTGCGGGGTCAAGTCCTTCTTTTTGTGTGTCTGGGGGAGTAGATTCATCGTTGTTTTCCGAAACCGACTTACAGCGACTACGTATTACAACTTCGAATACCTGTCGCTCGTAAATGTACGTTGCCATTTCATCGTTTCGCAACATACACTCTTTTTCTGTGGGGTATGGACCTTCTGTGTCGCGTATTTCACGGCACAAATCTGGCCCGACGGCTAGGCAGACAAGAATCCAAGATTCAAACATGTCTGATTTCCTTTTTTATGTTGTGGGAAGGTCAGTTTGTAGCCTCAAACCCCTGATGTCAAGCATATTGTGTTGGTTTTTGCCGGGATGTGCTAAGTAAACCTCTGCCCACATCACAAGTATAGCGTCTATAACTATGTAAGTCAACAAGAATATACCCATAGGTTATCTTTTTTACTAAAAAAATAAATTTGCCTACGAATTTTGTTGACAAATCGGAAAATTACCTATACAATGAGGTTAAGACCCTCAGGGAAATAACCCATTACCCCCCGGTTACCCCTACACGTCGGTTTCATACCCCTTCGGGATACCCTGTTGGGGTCTTTTTTTGCCTAAACTCCGCCGGGGCACCCCTACACGTCGGTTTCATAGCCATATCGGTAACCCCCAAAATACAAAATTGCTGTCGGGATTGCATAGCATATGCCGGGGGGGTGGGGTGTCCCTTGCGTGCCCCCGCACGAGCCATATTTATTTCCCCTTTGGGACATTGCCAAGGTTGCACCCACACGGATCACCCCAGAATAAACCTACGGGTTAATCCCCGCCGGATATATCCCGCGCACCCGCGCACCCGCGTTGCACAATTTGTCATATCTTTAAATATAGGGGTGGCTTGTTGGTGTTACATTTACATAGAAAACCCGTGCTAGTTCCCGCCGGATATATCCAAACAATACAACCCGCAAAGCAAACATTTAGGTGGCTGGCAAAAAAGAACCCCGCCAGACTAGCTAAGCGGGGCATAAGTTGGGAGGAATTCGTCGGATCGTCGGTTTCGTTACTGCCGGAAGTCTTCCTTTGCAAGATCCCACAGTGCAGCAAATAGGCACCAACAAGCAATCAAAACCCATGCCAGCAACACCAGCATCAGAATATTACTGATCATCGGATTGGCCTTTAACTGTCAGATTAAGCCGTGCAACA